AATATATTTATTACGTTTACTGTTTGAAACTAGGTAATCCATTTCTTCTTGGTAACTTTTATCCTTTAAAAATTGACGAGCTGTGGCATCGTGTTGTAAGATTAAACAAATAATCTTTAAATCAGCGAGTTGTTTTCTTTCTTGTAATTCACTTGTAGATACGACTTTATTCACAGCGCCAAATAAACCCTCTAACACAAGTTTATGTGTTTTAGTTCCATCAAGGGTTCCTGTAAGTCCAACTCTATACTTACAATCTTCTAATTTAGTTAATATCTTTGTTAATGAAACAGCTTTAAACAAATGTGCTTCATCACCTATAATCATACCAAAATCTTTAAACCATTTCTTTGGCATATTGTAAATAGATTGCCAAGTAGAGATAACAACTCTTTTCTTTGTATCTTTTTCGTGGCCTTGATATATTTTATGTACATTACGATCACTATTATAACCATAGTCTTTGAAATCTTTAAATAATTGTTCTACTAGTGATGTAGTCGGTACAATAATAAGTATCTTATCTTGTTTAGTATCTTTTAATCTAAGTAAATTAAAGATTAACATTAAATAGATAATAAGTGATTTACCTGACGCCGTTGGCGATACAAGTAAACATCTACCTTTTTCTACTGAATATCTAAATGCTTCTTTTTGATAATCTCTAATCTCTAATGGTACTTTTAATGCTTTCATAAATTGATCTAATTTTTTATCGTCAATTTTTGTATCTTTAATCTTTGTACCATCTACGACTTGTACATCATTTTTCTTACACCAATCTAATATGTAAGGATAAAGTCCTGCATAAATTTGTCCTGTCGCATATGAAAATAATCTAATCTTACCATCCCAAACTCTATTACGATATTGTGGCATAAACTTAAAACCAGGAACTTCAAAGGTAAAGTATTCACCAAGTTCTCTACGAATATCAGCATCCGCTTCTATCTTTAAATAGACTTCGTTCTTTTTATCTATGATAATGTATCGGGTAATTGTCATTATACAAAAGGTTTACCTACAACCCAACCAACTAATACTTTTCTCGTACCAGAAAGAACAGGGTGTACTTTGTGCCATACGTAAGAGGGGAAAACAATTATAGTTCCTTGTTTAAAATTATCAGTAAACTTAAAATATTTGTTTTTGTTATAACGAGGGTGAGGTATACATATTTCAAACTTACCACCTGTGTAATTATTATTTAAAGTATTTTCATCATTTAAACAAATACTAAAACTTATTTTTCTAATTAGACCATTACTATATACCTTAGCGTGAGTATCAATATGCCAATCGTAATGATCTCTAATATTATAAATGGTATATTGTAAAGGTTCAAACTCTCTTAATAAAAAATTCCAACCAGCTTTTTCATTTGCTTCATTGATAACAGGTGTGATTTGTTCTATTAAAGATTTGTCATCTAACCAACTAATATGTGATTTTCTATTAACTTGATTACCGTCAGCAATTTTTGCTAACTCTAGTTTTCTTTGATCGCCTTGTTTTAATATATTATCACAAAACGATTTAGAAAATGCATTCTCTTTAACGAAATAAGCTGAATCTAAAAACATTAAATAGCTCCACTAGTAAATCTACGCCAGTCTATTGCGTTCTTAATAGTGAAACCACGATTTGAAATTAATCTAATTGTTCTATCTAAGTAATCAACTGTTGTTTGTAGATAGCTAACTTTTTGTTTTAATTTTTGTAAATCTATATCTGATTCAAGGTACTTGTCAATATCTGTTTTAAGTATTTTTAAATCAAAAGGTTTCAATGCATAAACTTCTGCTGGTGCTTTTCCTGTGTAGTATTCCCACTTTTCTCTTTTCATTGTAGAGTATTCAGTTTCAGCACGACTTAACAATAGTTTATAATTGTTTAAGTGTTTTAAATATTTGTTATGTAATTGAGGTGTCTTTAAAGATTCTAAATCAAGTTCAGTATCATTAATTTTTAAATCTTTATCAATCGCTTCTTGTAATTCTTCTAAAGTCATAATGTATATAGTATATCACAAAAAACTCAAAAAGTAAAGATTAAGACGTGGTTATAGACGCTGTAGAGGCGCCTACACTAGCGAAATCATATATTGAGTAACTAAATGATACAGTTGCCGTTAAATAGTCCACATCAGCCGCTTGTTGACTATATGTCAAACCTGTAAGAGCAGTAGGGAAAACATCTCTAAATCTTACTTCTAATTGTGGATTGTTTTTACTTGTTAGTATTGTTAGTGTCGCATCAGAATATGTACCACCTACATTGGGTGACCCATATTTTACTTTACCTACTTCTGTACTGATAGATTGATTTTTAGTTGGAAATCTATCACCACCAGCAGAAACTAAGTTTCTAAATTCTGAATAATCACGTGGAAAACCAAGACCTACTAACCATCCGTGTATTTCTTGGAAGTTTTCTAAATTCTCATCTACCATAAAAGTCATAGATAAAGGTTCGTATGTAAGTTTATCACCTGGAATAGGTATGTCTTTTAGTGGAGTTGCTTGTGTCATTGAACCCCCTAAGGTAATACCAGGTACATTAACTTGTGTACAAAAGTATTCTACTTTAGGTAATTTAAGTATATTAAACTTAAATTGAGTAGGACTAGCATAATCTAGTTTAGTAGGTTGTCTTGCGTAACTATTTGTTGTTGTCATATTATTATTTATATCAAAAAAAATGGCGAGGTTTTGAGGCCCCGCCATTTTTGAGTTTGGTAAAAACCAACCAATATTACATCAAGTTAGAAACTTTAACTCGTCTGTAGTATCTGTTTGAATTTAAGTTACCAGCGTCATTAACTGCAGTCGCAGCACCAGAGATAGCTCCAGTTTGTGCGAATGGGTTAGCAACTAGACCGTATCTTGTCTTAAATCCAATTTTTGGTTGGAATGTGTCTTGACCAACTGCTCTTACCATTTGTAATGGCACGTATGGACAATAGAAGATACCAGCATCGTATGGTGAAGTACCTTTATATCCTACGATAAAATACTGACTTGCAGTATTGTTCGCAGAGTATGGATCAATATACACTCTAAATCTACCGTTTAGTACACCTGCAAATGTATTGCCTGTGTCATCAACACTTAGATTGTTGTTTAATGCTGGAGCGTAATCCAACACGCCTGCCATTTGTAGAGCAGAAGCAACATCAGAAGAAGTAATTAGGATATTCCCTTTACCTCTACGTGTTCTTTGTGCGATAGCATTAGCTTCTCTTTCTACTTGGAACATTAAACCTTTAAATCTTTCAACTGACCATCTTCCGTTAGAGTCTGTGTCTAAATCGAAAACACCTTCAGTTGTAGTGTTTACTGTTCCTGTGTTAGCAGATGCACCTTTTTCAGCTACTGAATAGATAGTTCTTACAACTTCTCTATTGATTTCCGCAAGGATCTCAGCAGATAGAATGTTTGCAAGTTCTGTTTCAGCATCTAAACCGTGGATTGCTTTTAAGTCTTGAGCAAGTTCCATAGTGTATTCAGCTTTTAACGCTCTTGATCTAGCAGTAACAGTTGATTTCTCAATTGAGAATGCCATTTCAGCGAAAGCGTTGTTAGATGAATCACCTAATGCTTCTGCAGTTGCAGTTGCCATACCTGTACCTGTAGTGTAAGCACCAGCAGGTGAATCGTTAAGTACAGCAGGGTTAGTTCCTGATTGAGATGATGATCCAGCTCCACCAACACCTGGAAGTGTTGAGTCACCAGCAGCATTTCTAGCTGAAAAATCAGTATCAGCTTCATTGAATAAAGCTTCTGCGCCAGTTTGTGAAGTGTATCTACTTCTCATTGCGAAGATTAGACCAGTTGGTCCAGTCATAGGCTGAACACCAGCTATGTCATATGCGATTAAGTTCGGCATCGCTCTTCTAACTAAAGAAATTAGGATTGGATCCCAATTCGCAACTGATGAACCAGTAGCGTTAGAAGGAGCTGATTCGTGCAAAAACGCAGCATCTTCTTTTTGTGCTCTCTCTTGGTTTTCCAAGATTGTAGCAGTAACGGCACGTCTGTAAGAATCACTGATTTTTGGTAAATCAGGATGCTCTAGGACTGGCTGCCATTTTTTTTCGTAAGTTTCAGATAAGTACATTATCGTTCTCTCCTCTATTTTTTAATTGACAATTTAATGTCTTTTGTTTTACTTATAGCGGCGGTATAAGCAGCCATAGCATTCGACAGATCAACTTGTTCAGTTAAACCATCGCCTACCGCTACATTATCTACATCATTTGAAGATTCAGTCTTCTTTCCAAAGTATGAAGTTTTAATAGTTTCAACTTTAGTTCTGAAGTCGCTCTCATTTGAATACTCAACTTCTTCAACAAGTTTGCTGAATTTTTCTTTAGCAGTATCAGTTAAGTCTGAAGACGCCTCATCAATGATGTCTTGTCTTTTTAACTCACCGTTATGCTTGTTTAATTCAACATTCTTTTCGATTTGTTCGTTAAGTTTCTTTTCAAGGTCTTCAATTTTTGAAGCTTGATCTTCGAGCACATTATATTTTTCATCTGGAACGTCAATGTAATGATCTTCAAAAAGTTTTTTAAGACCATTGATGAAGTCCTCAGCAATTTCTCCTTTGATACCTCTTTCGATAGCTAGTTTGTTTTCAGCCATCCATTCTTCAACTACATAGTTCAAGTATGAATCAACTTTTTCAACTAACTCCGCTTTAGAAGTTTCAACTTCTTCTTTCAATTTCTCCTCGTAAGAAGCGTTCATTTTCTTTTTAGCTTCGTTAACTTTTGATTTAACTGCTGCTTCAAAGATTGTCGCTGCTTTTGATTTGAAATCTTCCGATAAGTCTTCGTCTTTAGTTAAAGCTTCAACGTCTGCAGATATGTCAATGATATCTTCTTCAGATTCTTCTTTCATATCCTTTTTCTTTTCGTCTTCGTGTGACATCTCTTTTTTATCTTGCGATTTTTTAAGAGCGTCTAGCGCTGCTTTTGGCATTTCGCCTTCTTTAACTTCAGATTTCTTATCGTCTTTTTCTGATTCGTCCTCTTCTTTTAGTTTTGGCATTGCGTCTGCACTACCTTGACTTTTTTGTTGAGGGTCACCAGAAACTTTTGAAATTTTCTTTGTGGCGTCAGGATTACTGTCTGTTGGTTTTACAACAGCTGCACCCAAATCTTCAGCATCATTTTTCAGATGAGAAGGTTCAGCCGCTACAGCATTCTTTTTAGGAGCGTCAGCTTGAGGGTTAGCAGTTGCTTCAACTACTTTCTCTACTTCTGCTTCCATCGCCTCAATTTTCTTTTCTGTTTTGGCCATTAGAAATCTCCTTTATTTTATAAACGTTTATAAATTTCTTTTGTTACAAGATATTTATAAGATTAAAGTTTTTTAAGAAACGATTCAAACACTTTTAATTTGGCTTCTTCTAAAGCCCTTTGTTTTGCGCTTCTTATTTGATGTTTCCACGCCTCAATGTCTTTTTCTATAAGTACACCGTTCTCCCATACCCACTCTTTTGCTTCCATAATTCCCTCTACAAAGGCATCTGGAGCGGATGGATCAGCGACTATATCTGCCGCTGTGGCAAGATAAAAGTCATCTTTGACATAGTTAACACCGTTTCTGTTCATAATGGAACCCATACCTCGACTTGAAACGCCTAATTGAGCGCCCTCGTCAATAAGACCTTTAACAATCTTACCATAGGGAGTGTTCATTATCTTTGCTTCGCCGATGAAATCTTTACCACTTGATGATAACTTAGTAATCATATGTGATACTCTTTCTAAGTTAACAGTTGGACCGTCAGGGTGACCTAACTCGCCAAAGGCTCTCTTTCTTTCGACAAAATCTTTATTATATCTATTCACTTCTCTAACCAAAACTTCTCTTGGATAGACTCTTCCATTTCTATTCTTTACATCTGATTGTAAGAATATTCCTCTAATCTTATATTCTTTTTTACCGTTCGTTTCTTCAACGAGGTATTCTGCTGATTGGACTTCTTCTGATATTAGTTTCATAAATTCTCTCTCTATATTTATAAACTTTTTTATCTAAACTCAACAATAATTGTGTAATTATCGCCGTTCGCAAAGTTTCTTGTACTTAATAGTACGTCTCCTGTTGGGGTTGAAGCGTTGTTTGGTATCTCGTTTCCAGCGGGTCTTAAATCCCAATATCCGTTACCTGAAAGAAATACTGCACTTGCGTTTGTTGTTCCCGCCCATAATAATTCTACGCCTGATTTGTTATTTGCTGTATTGACAGAATACCAAATCTTACTAATCTTTCTATTACCATCTTCAGTCATAAAAGTTAACGCAGATGCGTCCACTTTGTTTACAAGTGTTTCACCTGTACCATCTGAAAAGTTGGTAAGTTTAACTACATACTTAACACCTGAAGTGTCAGCGATAGTTTGTGTTGTTACTATATCAGCCATTTGTATATCCCGATTCCTTATGTGCCTCTATTACTAAGTTATATTTGGTAACATTAGAGTCACTATCTAATAAAATGTTACCAACAACATCTTTAATTTTTTCTTCACCTGGTTTTAAACCATAATTACCACGACCTGATAATACGACTTTTTTTGTATTATCATTTTCAAAAAATACTGTAACATCTCCAGTTCCAATAATCTCATATACGATATTTGCTATTGAAACTTTTGGTTCACTTGAAGCATTATTTGAATTAACAACATCAACTAACTTTTGATTAATTTCATTTCCTACACCATTTGAATTA